TCCCCGCTCTCGTGCATCACTTGCGCAAGCAGCATGACTACCCTATGAGGTTTCGTCAGCCCTACTTTATCCCCATCAACCACCAATCCCTTTTCTTTCTGAAACTTCTCCAGTCCATTGACCGGGTAGCCCAGTACTACCAGCGCAAGCCTCGCATAGTAATCTATCCGGTAATCAAATCCATTCAGCCCCCCATTGATTTTCTTCGTAATCATCTCAATATCACCAAGGTCCGCGAACTTATTCAGCCCCCGCGTCGACCAGTACCAAAGCGCAACCAGACCCTCCCACGGATCAGTATTTACAAGATTCGGCTCCTTCACAAAATCCGGCGCATTAGGGTCAATGTGTTCGCGACACCAGTCTCGAAACTCAGCATAGTTCGCCTTCCCTGTTATCTGGATCGGCCCTCTTCCCATATAGAGTTCACCATCGCCGTCTGCGGCTTTAGTGTTCCCAAGATCGGTCCGAGTGTCATACCTCTTCTGCGCGGGGGCGGTAGTTGCAGCACCTGTTAAAGTGGATACAACCGCATCTTCGTTCATGATCGACCCGGTCGTTAAAGCTACAGTGCTCGCTATGACAGTGTGTCGGGGTTCTTTGAGAAGTTCGGCTCGATCCCGGTGGGCAACCTTGCAGTGGTGCTGACATTTGTTACCGCCGTACTTATCGCCTTCTTGCTTTACCGCCGCAATCGCGATGCTCGGAAGGTTGACGAGGCGGTGAAGAGGTTGAACTGATGGCTAATGTTTACGGAGTTGTCGCCGGGCTCGCGCTACTTGCAATGATAATCGGCGGGGCCTGGTATCACGGTTACGCGCAGCGGGGGGCGGAGGAGGAATTGAAGGATGCTAAGGCTAATCAGGAACAACTCGATTAGGCAATGGAGAGTAAGAATGCCGTGGAAAAGCTTGATGCTACTGGGTTGCGCGATGGTTTTGACAAGCTGCGTAACCGGTAGAGCGACGGACGGACTGGGATATGTTAGGAATAATCCCAGTCCGAAGATGGTCGATCTCATGATTGAGAATGATGAAGGGTTCGCTCGGCGGGTGCTGAGGAATGATAGACAGTGTGCGAAAGATAAGGGCTGCGCCAAGGAGTAAGACCTATGGACGAATTAGAAAAAGCCCTGCGAAGACTCGACGGGATGGAGCGCAATCAATCGGATGTTGCTAAAAGTATAACTGCGTTAATTGAAGATCATAACAAAAGCCGCAACATTTTAGATGAACTGCGGACAGACCGGGCGGTGAGATTGGAACGCGATAAGAATTTGAATGAACGCCTGGATCGCATTGAAGCCAGCATAGCAAGGATACACAGTTTAGGACGATGGGTGCTGGCCGCGTTTGGCGCAGGACTTATCGCGCTGATATCAAACTTCCTATTTAGAGGGGGGTTTAACGTTGTCTAAATTAACTTGGTTTGCGATACTTGTTGTTAAACTAATCTGCGGAGTGACGATAATAGTCTCGTCGCTTATTGCATTTTATACGGCTGGACCGGGGCTAGAGACTAAGTACTGGCCGGTGGTTAGTAAATTGCAGGTGTTGACCGAGGAAGTGTTTGACGGAAACTCGGTTAAGATACGGGTGCAATTTACTAAGCTGCGGGACTGCGATTATATCGGGATGGCTTGGTATGTGGGGGTGAGGCCTGACGATTTTGAAAGGGTAGCCGTGCAGTTAATGCGGGAGCCGGGGGATGCGGGCTCCCCGAACAGACCGCTGGGGACACAACGGAGTGGGCCGTGGATTCTCGCGATGACACAAGAGGAATTTAGATACACAAGTTTTGCAAGACTTGAACATCGGTGCCATCCCTTCTGGACCTCCATCACGGACTTCTACCCTTAGTGTTCCTGCTTCGCCCCCGGCTTATACCCGACTATCCCTGTCCCCATTATACCCTTTTCCAGCAATCCCGCCGAGCACATCACTTCAATCACCCTGGCCACATTGTGTGCCGGGGTTCTCTCGCTCACGAAAGCCGAGACCCGGTGGCCGGAGACGAGTTGCTTCTTCGCGATAAACGCGGTGTAGACGAAGTGGTAGGTTTCTTCGATCACGCTGGTGTCTCCCCCGCTCTTCATGGATTTGAAAATGTCAGTGATGGAATGCTCTAATTCCACAAGCCAGTCTAGAGCTTCAGCAAAGTGGTCGCTAGTGATATGAAGATCGTTAGTGCTTGCCACACTAGCCACCATGCACAGCTTAAGAAGATGTTGAGTACGGCGAGTGTTATAATGCTGGAGCTTTGGATGTGAAGGTACGGGGGGACCGCCTTGTTTATGCCACGCGCCAATGAGCGAAGCCGCCTCGGGGTCCACCGTGAACGCGCCGTATAGTTTGTATATCGAATTGAGGTCATGGAGGAGATCTTTCTTTAAAGCCTCGTCGAAGGCGTTAACTGCGAAGATATCGTTGGGCTCCCCCGCGCCTGAATACACCAGCATGACGCGGGATAGAAAGCCTTGATCCCACGCTCCTTCGGGTAGAAGGTTGTTGAGGTAGGATGGGGTTGTGGCCGCGATTATGGAAAGCTGGGGGTCTTCGATCTTTAGGTTAAGCTTGGTGCTGCGGCGTGTTTCCGTATATATCTCGTTATCCCAAATGTTAGTGAGCGCGGCCATGAAGTTATTCTCATACGCCTCGAGAAAGACACCAAGCTCGTCGGAGATAACGGTGAGGGAGTTATACGCGATCTGCGGTTGGCCCGGCTGGATCACGTAACGCTTGGCCGCATCGAGGGCGTCGATTAGCGAAGCCTTGGTGACGGATGACGGGGCGAGGTGGAACTCCTTTAATTCGCGCAAGAACTCGCGGGAGATTTTTGTGGCCAACGTTTTACCTGCGCCGGGAGGTCCGACGAAGAAGGTGTAGATGTTGGGGTACGTCTTCCCCTTGGCTGTTCGAAGCCATGTCTTCCGTTCCAACGCTGCGGCGATCGTGAAGATGCCCGCCCACCTCACAAAGATGTCGGGCGAGCCTTTGTTGCTGCAGTACTTGTGGAACCCGTCGAGCCAGTTGCCAGCCTTACGCAAAGAGACTGCGCTTGATACTGGTTTCAGTGCGTTTACGTTCATCCCCATTTTTCCACTTCTTCAACCCATCAGGGTTATCAATCACTTCTTTTGTGATGGGATCAATTACTTGGTCTCCCCAGTTCCAGCCGGTCTTAGCCTCGGTTGGGACGACAAACTTTCGACCATGCTTTAGTTCCAACGGGGCTTTCAATTGTTCCAGAGCCCAAGGGACAATTTCATTCTCCATCTCCTCGGGGTATTGGAACAAGATGGAGTCGTGAACCTGGACGAGAAGCTGAACCCGGTCGGCTCGCCAGAGGTTCATGATCCCAGTATTAATTTCATCCGCCGTCATACTTTGCGGACTGTAGGCGACTGCCTCTCGGATGGTAGCGTCATCATTGTGCCGTCCGAAGAAAAACCTACGACGACCGAATAGGGTGGTAAGTGAGGCGAAATCCGCGATAGCTCCTCGTACAAATCCGTGGTATTTCGGGATCGCGGGAAAGGCTCTAAAGTAAGTGGATTGAAATTTAGTGACGAGGTCAATCGGGAACTTAGTATGTTTAGACATAGTTCGGGGGGTGCCGAGGTAGTTAGAACCATGTCCTAAAACTTTACTGGCGTCCCGAAAAGATTTATCTCGGTAAACAATTGTGTCGGCGATAGCTCTATCGGCGGCACTTCCCCAAGGAAGCTGGGAGTTACACATCTTGCAAACGAACGTGTGAAGGTCTCCCGCCTCGCAAGCATCGAGGTACTTTCCGGCTTCAACTTCGCCAAGTTCGTCATAAAATATCTCCCACATCAGCGCGCCGAGGTTCCGGCTGTCCGCCTGTTCGAGGTCTAGGTTGGCGAATTTGTAGCCGGGGTCGGCGACGAAGACTCGGCGCAAATCTCTCGCCACGTTTTGGAGATTGGTGCCGGTTCCGTAATCAGACGCAGAACTAGCGAACCGTCCGGTGTTTGTTCCAGCGATATTAAAGTTGGTTCGCATCCGGCCATCGCTATCGATGCCAGTTTCCAAAAATCCGAGGGCTTTTCCGATATCCCTAAGTAAGAGTAAGTGATTAATGATGGGTTCCGCGATGAAATACTGGTGAAGATTTTCGAGAGCTTCTCTTCCGGTTGTTCGTGCAAAGATACCATTGGTGTTCCTCTTCTTCTGTTCGGGCAAGCCCATGATGTCGTAAAGCAATTCACCAAGCTGTTTGGGCGATCGCCAGTTCAGCGGAACCCCGATACCTTGCCCCACGATCTGGTCGAGTTGGGCTTCAAGCTGCGCGAGCTGCCCGCGGAACTTCTGCATGATCCTGGCGCGGGTATTCTGGTTGACGAGGATGCCACGCATGGACATTTCCAGCACCGGTGCTTGAAGTGCTTTGCTGAAGTTATAGGTGGGCGTTGTGGTCTCGTCGAGTTGGGGCAACAACGCTTGGAGGATCTCCTCGGTAACGCAACAATCGAGTCCGTTGTAAACCCAGTAACTGTCATCCTGGGTCATGGCGCGGAGACGCTCGGGGGATAGTTCGCTGGTGTCTATAATCCTGGCCATTCATTTCCACTCGTTAGTTGGAGGTCGAAGCCACACATGCGGGCGAAATCCCCCTCGGCGGTGACACCTTTGCTTTCATACCAGCCGGGGATATCGAGTATCCAGAACGCATCGGCTCGACGGATCATATCGAAGTTCAGTGTCTTCCAAGTTTCAAAATCAGTGGGGAGATCGTAATATGTGGCAAGTTCATGGTAGTGTACGATCGGGGAATAGATATGTTTGGGAAATTGCTTGGCAACAAATTCCCGCGCGAGAAGGAAGCGGGTCTTTCGCATAAGAGGATCGGGGTCACTGTACGGCGAAGCTAAATATATCATTGGACTGGCACCCAAATTAGTTTCTTAATAAGCCTGCCCGAGCCATTACAAATCGGACAAACTATTTCCATGATCGCGGGGTTAATCATAAGCTCAACGATCTGCGATGGTACAGGTGCCCACACTTTACCGTCACCCTTACAGCGGTAACAAGAGTAAATTTTATTTGCCATCTCAATCCTCCTTCTTCAAAGTGTCAACGCGGGACATGAACTTCCAGCTCGCCTCCTCAGTGTAAATCGTGGCGAGGAAACCTAATCCCTTTTCCATTTCCGGCTGCAAGCTGTGATGCAGAAGCATCGTGTCCTCAGCGGGAATGCAATGGATACCGTAGGTGCGCCAGAGCCGGTGCATGTCATACGCCCCGTTTTGCATCACAGCCGGTTTCGTTTCGCACCACCGCTTGACGTACCTCCACGCTTCAAGCTCCATCCGCAGAGTCGGCCAGAAATTTCTATTATCGCTCGTATACGAAAAGAACGGAATGACGATGGCAGAGGAGACGGACGGGGCGAAACCGATGCAAGTAATCTGATCACCTTTGGTTTCAATGTCAATGGATAGACGTTCGGCGGGTAGAATGAACTCCCGCTCATATCGCGCGATATCCTCAAGCGTAGGCTCGATCCATATTTTACGTGTGGGCCTAATGACTTCCGGGAATGTGGCATTTCTACTCGCCTTATCAAGATCGGATATTAGAATAGGCCGAAGGGACCAGTCCGCCTGGACCGATTTCGGCGCGTAGGTCGGGAGGACTTTGTAAGAACGTTGAAGTGGTACTCCGACGGACACACCTGCTTGGGGATGTGTAGCCATAAACGCGCCCCGGATACTCTTAATGCCACTTGTGTGACACAGGGCCCACGACGCCGCCGGCCCAAGAGCGATGATAATGTTAGGGTTAACACGGTTGATCTCCTTGTAGAGGCGAATAAGTTCCTGGGTGTAAGAGGCAAGAGCGTACTTGCCTTTTACTAACGCGGGCAGACCGGGGATACCCTCGGCCTTGCTGGCGCAGAAGTTAATAAGGTCAGCCTTTGGACGGGGGCGCTGGGCGAAGACGACGGTGGAGTGGCAGTCGGCGCGGTTGATACCCACGCTACTCAACGCGTTATCTAAAAGCCAGCCCTGTGCGCCGACGAAAGGTTTACCCTCTCGCTCGGCGGCTTCGTCATAGCAGTCACCCACTATTAATATTTGCGTCATCAACCTCTTCCCATGCTGTGTCGTCTTCTTCTAGATTAGCCGGGTTGCCGGGGTCCGTGCAGTAGCCACAGGGTGGGTTGATATGGCAGGAACAACCACCGCTGAAACGGTTTTGATCCTGGAAATCGTCGTATAATTCTTGAGCCCAATCTTTCAAACGGCGCATGTTAGAACTCCTTATTCGCAATCGTAGCATAGCCTGCGATGTCGTCCCAGTGATCTTGGAAACTGCTGTCCCCGGCTACGATGCGCCCGATCTTGTGGAGGATCATGTCGATGGACTCACGCTGTTGATCAGTGAGGCGGACTTGCTTGCGTTGAGCGCGGGCGTAGGTCTCCATCATGATTACTTCTTTAAGCTTCTGAGCGCATCGGGCGTGGTCAGAGAAGGCTCCGTGTGTCTTGCCCCGGTCGGCTACAAGTTGTTCGGTGGCAGAGAACTTTGTTTCCTGCTTCACCTCGTTCTTAAATTCCTTCAGTTCCTTAGGCGTGAACACCGGGTCGATCTCTTTATCTACGTTCTTCATAGCATCGTTAAGGTTGGTCATTCGCTTTCTCCAGGTTGGGGCCATACAATGGCATGGTGATATTATATGGCGTTTACTCTCGCGTTGCTCGAGCGTGGGCTTCGTCCGCAAAATACGCCAGATTATTTATGTTGATAAGAAAGTTTTCCAACAAACGAAGTCCGGCTTCCGCTGCAAGTTCTTTGGAACCTTCCTTGTGTACGTACATATTTGCTATCAGCACATCAATGTTCCTCTTGATTTCATCGTTTGTCATAGCTCTTCTCCTTGAAAGTACGCATCATAGCTGCGTTGATAGAACTCTTCGTCACGCTCGATGCCGAGGACCGACCCGGCGTTCAGTGCTTGGGCTGCCTTCAATGCGTTTGCGCTTCCGCAGGTGGGATCGAGCATGAAAGTGTATTCGTCGACTATCATTTGCATGAAGTGACGGAGCATAGCCGTGGGTTTTTCGTTCATGTGGATTTCTTTTTCTCGTCCAGCGTGAGCGTACACATTACTGACAGCGCCTCTTGACGTAAGGAGTCTATCTCCTCGGGAAGCAAAGAATACTGTTTCATAAACGCGACGAGGTCCTCGCTGAGCGTCAGGGATGATACCCGTATTATCATTTTTCCACCAGACGAGAGGAAAAGGATTAACGCTCCATCCCATCCTTTCAAGCCGTTCTTTTGTGTCATGATAAAAATCCATACTGAACCAAAACATCAGATGACGAATGGTACATCACTACACTCGAAGGCGAGCATCACATATCAGACGGTGATTATATAATCCAAGGTATTAAAGGGGAACTTTACCCTTGTAAACCTGACATCTTTCTTGCGACTTATGACGAGGTACGTGATGCCAACAGCTGACCAGTTCACCGACTCCCTTCTCATCAAGATGCTCCTCCTCGGCGACTCCGGGGCGGGCAAGACTTCATCCCTCGTCTCCCTGCTCGATGCCGGCTACAAGTTCAAGGTCTTGGACATGGACAAAAATCTAACCTCCTTCGTCCTTCACGCCAAGAAAACTTGCCCGGCCAAGCTTGCCAACTTCGAGTACGAGTCATACACGGACGAATACAAGTCCACTCAAGCGGGGTTGATACTCAAGGGTCAGCCCAAGGCGTTCACTTCGATGCTCGCCAAGCTGAGTGAGTGGTCCTCCATCGACGACCTTAACACCATCGTCGTCGTGGACAGCTTGTCCGCCGTTGGCCGGGCTGCATTCGAGTGGGCGAAGGGGATGAACCCCATGTCCAAAGACCCGAGACAGTGGTACGGCGCGGCGCAGAAGGCCATCGAGGACATGATTGCCCTGCTCACCTCCGACCAGTTCCGCACTCACGTTATCGTGATCACGCATGTTAAATACGCTGAAAGCGATCTTGGTTCGCAAAAGGGCTATGCTAATTCTTTGGGCCAGGCTTTGAACACCGTCATCCCGCGTTACTTTTCCACCATGCTCCAAGCAGAAGTCACCGGGACAGGCAACAATATGAAGCGCGAGATCCGCACCATGCCGACGGGTATTGTCGATCTCAAACTGCCCCCTATCGACCTCCCTTCTAAGCTTCCGCTGGAAACCGGGATGGCCCAGATCTTCGCCGCCATGCGCGGATAAGAACAGCACGGTCTCGCTGTGAGAGACTAAATGAAGGCAAGCCAACAATGGAGATTACCAATGGCTCTTGATTTCAAATCTATCGCTTCCAAGAAAATGTCCGAGATTGAAAAGGTTCCTCTCCCGCCCGTTGGTACGTACCGCTGGCAGGTGATTAAGCTGCCCGAGATCCGCGAAGTGTCCTCGGACAAGGGTCAGTGGGACGCGGTTGAGTTCTCGTGCCGGGCGGTGGAAGCCCTTGACAACGTGGACATGGACGGGTACAAGGGAAAGATCGACTCGATCATGAACCGCGTCTCCTTCATGTTCGACAAGAACGACGAGACCAACTTCCAACGCACGGAGAACCGCCTTCGTACCTTCCTCGAAAAGCACGTCGGCTGCGCGGACGAAAGCATGAGCATCAGCGAGGCTTTGAACGCCGCGGTCTCGGGTCAGTTTCTCGGTGACTTGAACTGGTCGGAAGATAAAAAGAACCCCGGCGAGTTTAACGCGAACATCACCAAGACCGCACCCATCTCGTAACCACTAACCGTCGGAGACTGGGGAGCCTCGCGCTCCCCTTTTTCCACTAGGAGAAACTCAATGTATATACTT